TAAACTGAAGTAAAGAATTCTTCTGCCACATTGTTTGGAATAATCGCAGCTTCGTCAACATACAACATGTTTACTGACTTACCACGAATACCAGATTTACCTGTTGCAGCAGTAAATACTTTTGAACCATTTTCAAGTTCAATGTCACCTTTGTTCCAAGTGGTAACACCTTGTTGCATCCACTTTGGTAGCAACTCATACATTGTTTGATAACGATCTAAAACCTCACGAGCAGCAGTTGCTTTGTTCGCAAGGATAGCCACAGTTTTGTTGGCTTGAAAAATCGTGTACCAAAGAATGTAAGCTGCAGAAGTAGTTGTCTTACCTTGCTGACGACCTTCCATAAGAATCACACGACGATTATTATGGATTACATTTAATTTGTTCTTTTGGCAATCATACAATTTAAATAATTGCAGACCATGATCTAAGGTAACAATATAGCAGTAGGTCTCGATAAAGTATATCGGATCAGCTGCACATTTCATGTACTCCTTTACATCCTCAGGACTAAACTGTACAGTAACTCCAGCTGCTTTTAAGTTCGAATTAGCATTATAAATTTCAGCCATATTTAAAAATTACTTGTCCACGATTCGGTGTCAACCGTAGCATCAGTAACATCGCCTTGTGCAGTAAAAACTCTGTTTGGATTAGAAAAATCTTCTTTTAATCCAATGTTAGCAATAACTTCACTAATAACATTTTTAGTAGCCTTAGCACCAAACAAACTAGTCTTTAATGTAAAGTTTAAAGTATGTGTAACAAACCTGCGAGTCTGAAAATCTCCGTCATATTCATCCGAAGAAGTTACACTATTTAAAACAATCGGTAAATCCAATATGATATTCATATCAGGCACAGCATTAATTGCTAGTGTATATTCTGGAGTGAATGTTGGTAAAATTTGTTCTAGAATTTGAAGTGCATCTTCTTGTGTTTTAGTTAAAATATACAAAGCAATATCAATGTTATACGGAACTGGAGTATACAGTGTATCCATACCAAGAGTAGCGTCACCACATTTAATTTGCTGCATGCGATTTAATTTACGACTTGAATCATATGAATAACTATTAATTTCAAAAGACATTCTTGGTAGAACCGTATATACATTATTTTCTAGACCTGGATCACCATCAAGTCTAACTATCCATTTTTCTTTTGGTGCATATGCAAGTGGAATTTGTACTCTTTGAATAGTAGTTCCTGTGACAGAATCGCCAGATTTACGATCAATGTAAATATTACTAAACAAAGTGCCGAATGCTACAATACACTTACGTATTGTTCCATGATAGAATACGTTGCTATTAAGCATTGTTTATCTCACCAAAGGGATTTGTTTCATCAAATAAGACATTAAGAGATTCTTTCTTAAATTTATTGTTATCACCGAAAGAATCTGCAGCGTTGTCTATGTTAGCTTTAATAGTAGCAGTAGCTGCAGCACCTGCACCAGCGCCACCAACAAAACTAATTACTGGAGGAGTTTGATATGCAGTTCCTGGATTAGTTATATCAATACGAATAATTTTATTAGCAGTTGCACCAGTTCCTCGAACTGCAGTTCCTGCTGCACTATTTCCAGTATTACTTGTAAACACAACAGTAGGAACAGATGTATATCCAGATCCCTGATTAGTTATAGCAATACTAGTAACCTCACCATAAGAACTTCTTGTTGTATTAGTCGTATATGATTTAAGTGATTCAAACGCATCAATTTCATTAATACCTGTATCAATTAGTTCAGAAGCATACTGGAATAATTCAACTTGTAATTTATAAATGTACAGCTTACCAAGTTGATAAAATGGATCTTGATGTGTTACAAATTTAATTTCAAACAACCCTTTAGTTAGTGGAAAGTAAATTAAATCTCCTTCGTTAGGGCGGTTTGGTAATGTGGTTTGACCATAGCGACCAACTAATTGTTCCCATCGACGTCTTGCCAATACTAGTGTGGCTGACTGTTCCATCATTAAACCAAACTTTTGAATAAATGCACCTTGACCTGCAAGAGAATCTACGTTTTCAAAATACATCTCAATTGGAAATGATGATTTAAATTGAGACAAACGATCTTCCCCAAGAATATTGTCTTTAGAAACTAATGTTCTTGGAATATAAAAGAACTCATTACCATAAATCTTTAATGATTCGATAATTAAATCTTCTAGTAAATATTGTTCGTTTCTCGTACCATGAGAAAAATAAACATTAGTTGTTGACATGTTATCCTATGAAGAAATCGAGTGGCGCAGATTTATTCTGTAAGTCGTCTTCTAGTTCTTTAATTTCTGTAGTGGCTTCGTCATAAAGTTTATCACCATCTATTGTCACTCCACCTGGAAGCTGCAAACCAGAAAACTTTTTAATATTTGTAGCCCATTGTTTTTTAAACAACGCTGTGGTATAGTGTTTTAACCATGACTCATTATAAACTTTTGTAAACTCATTTGGATCTAAAGCACGATATGCTTGCACGATTATATAATCGCCTAAGATAATATCAGTTTCCCAATTGACATCTAAATGAATTCTGTTTGTTCTGCGATTAAATCTAAAAAGAGTATGACCATTTAACTCTAAATCTAATAGTGCCAAATGACTCATAACAGTTTTATAATATATTAGAGAAGTAGAAGTTAAATCATAAAGGTCATTCAAACGTAATTGATACTGTAAATCAAATATGTTTTTAGAACTAGATGCTTGTCCCATGGCTAATATTTTTGTTACGCCATAAACTGCATCAGGAACTTCAACGTATCGTTTATCGTATTCTCTTAAAGTTATACTAGATGTTGTACCAGTTTGACCAGAAACAGCACCAGTTATAACTTCTCCTACTGTAAATGTACCGACAATATCTTTAACTAATAATAATGTACCAGTAGATGTACGACTAGTTTCTTTGGTTACTTTTGCAGTAGCACCAGATGTAGCACCAGTGATTTTTTCTGAAAGCTGATAATTTGCAGCAACACTAGAAGTTAAAACAATTTCTGAAGCACGTATCTGTGCTTTCATATAAATTTGTTCTACACCTTCATAGTGATACTTTGCCCAATGCTCTATAGCTTCGTCAAGACGATCTTCTAATTGATCGTCATCTACGTTGATCTCCACCACAGGCGCACCAAGCGCACGTAGTGCATATTGTTTTAATCCTGCTCTTGAAGAAACTGCCATTATTTACCTCTATTGTTTATCTCTTATTTATATTATTAATCTAACGCAATCGTAAGTGCAGTAAATAGATCTTCAGCTTGGGCAACAGAGAAGACTAACCAAGTAGAACCACTATAGATAAAATCTACCATAATACCACCGATATTGAGTGTTAAATCACTAGCAGATGATTTAATAGTTGATCCATTTCTAGCAATAGTTAAATTTATTGAACTCCAATTACCACCATCAATAACACTAACTTGTTGACCAACAGTTGGAGATGCTGGTAAAGTTATAGTAAATGCTCCACCAGAAGTATTAGCTATAAGTCTATCACCAGCAACTGCTGTAAAATTAGCAGTTTTTGCTAACCATGCAGATGCTCCACCTGCAGCAGCAGTTGCCCATTGAACACCAGTACCAGTAGATTGTAAAACCTGTCCATTTGTTCCTACCCCACCGCCAGCTGTAAGAGTACCAGTTAAAACTGCAGATGAGAGAGTCTTATTGGTTAAAGTATCAGTAGTGGCTTTACCAACAAGGGTATCTGTAGCAGCTGGTAGAGTTAGTGTATTTGTACCAGCAACAGCAGTTGCTTGTAGTAGTATTGTACCAGATGTTGATCCGTTATGGGTAACACCACCACCAACAATTGGGCTAGTTAAAGTTTTGTTAGTTAAAGTATTAGTTGATGATACAGTTGGAACAATCACACCTTCAACAGATATAACACCAGCTGAAGAACGAGCAATAGTTGTATCAGTAGCATGACCCAATTCAATACTACCAACACCAAGCGCAGTTGATGTCGATGCAGCAATTCCACTAACTGGAAGACCAGTGGCATTCGTTAATGTGCCAGAAGAAGGAGTACCAAGAGCACCATTAAATGTAACAAATGCTCCAGCAGAACCAACAGCAACAGCAAGAGCAGTAGCAACGCTAGTACCTAGACCAGAAACACCAGTAGAGATTGGTAGACCAGTACAGCTGGTCAATGTACCTGAACTTGGTGTTCCAAGAACTGGAGTAGTTAGTGTAGGACTAGTGCCAAATACTAGCGCACCAGTACCAGTCTCATCAGAAATAACACCAGCCAATTCAGCAGAAGTAGTAGCTGCATGAACAGATAATTTGTTAGCTGTATAAACAACAGTACCACCAGTACCAAACGCAACAGAAGAAGCATCAGTACCACTAAATGTTAGAGAATTATTTGTTGTTAATGTTTTACCATCAGCAATAGTTAATGTAGAACCAGTTGCTGGTGCGGTGATTGTAACTTTATTAATACTAGTGGCAGTAGCTACACCTAGAACTGGTGTTGTTAAAGTCTTATTAGTTAAAGTCTGAGTAGCAGTTAATGTAACAACAGTATCGCTGGTTCCTGGGAATGTAAAAATAGTAGAATCAGTACCAGTGAGAGTGAACGAATTATTTACAGTAAGAGTTTTACCATCAGCAATAGTTAGTGTAGAACCAGTTGCTGGAGCAGTAATTGATACTTTGTTAATACTAGTCGCTGAAGCAACACCCAATGTAGGTGTTGTCATTGTTGGACTTGTTAGAGTTTTATTCGTTAGGGTTTGAGTACCAGTGAGTGTGGCAACTGTAGAGTCAATGGTAATTGTTACTGCAGCACTACCATTAAAAGATGTACCAGAAAGACCAGTACCAATTGTTAGAGCATTTGTAGTATTTGCGGTAATAGTAATTGGTGCAGAACCATCAAAATTTACGCCATTAATTGCACGAGGTGTAGTTAATGTAGCTGCAGAACCAGTTGTGTTTTGGTTAAGTGTAGGAAAGTCTGCAGCAACAGCAATTGAAAGTACACCAGTTGTAGTTGTATTCTTAACAATACCTGTTCCAAGAGAACCCAAAAACTGAGCACCAGATAATCCAGTATCAGTAGTTCCTTGAACAATAAATTTATTTGCAAATGCTACAGCAACTGTACCATCTACTGAGTTACCTGCGAGATTACGAGCATTTGTCCATTTACCAGCTGAGGTTGCTGTATCAGCATTACCAGTTAGAGCACCAGTAAATCCTGTTGAGGTAACAGATGTTAAACCAGCAAGAGTTGTGCTAGAAGCACCTAACGCAATTGCAGTAGTACCGACAGTAATAGAACTATTTACT